CCTCGCGAGTGCATATATCCCGGGGGAGCCGTTCACGGTGGAGCACTTCGAGCGGTGGGCGTCGGAGGTCGTGCTCGACAACGGCGAGCGGTGGCGGCTCGAGCCGTTCCAGACCGCGTTCCTGGATGACCTGTTCACGGGCCGGCCGATCTGCTGGCTTGTCATTCCCGAGTCGAACGGGAAGACCACGTTGATCGCCGGCCTGGGCTTGTACTGGTGTGAGCACAAGCCGGGGGCTCGGGTGTTGGCGGCGGCGTCGGCGTTGGATCAGGCGACGGTGATGTACGGGCAGGCGGAGCGGATGGTGTTGGACTCTCCGCGGATGGTGGATCCGCTGGTGTCGCGGGTGCTGGTCGCGAAGGGGAAGCAGAAGGTGGAGCGTCCGAGGTTCGAGTGTTTGGAGGGGTGGAAGCGGATCAATCATGTGGACGGCGGCCGGTTTCAGATCAAGGCGGCGGATCCTCGAACGGCGGATGGTGCGATCCCGGATCTGTGCCTGGTGGACGAGCTGCACCGGCATCGGGACTTGGGCTTGTATCGGACGTGGGCGGGGAAGCTGCGGAAGCGTGGCGGTCAGATGATCGTGATCTCGACGGCGGGGGAGCCGGGTTCGGAGTTCGAGGCGACTCGGGAGACGATGCGCCAGTCGGGGGACGAGGTTACGCGGGACGGGTGTTTCGTGCGGTCGGCGTCGGCGAAGTGGGTGTTGCATGACTGGGCGGTGCCGGAGGGCGGTGACGTCGAGGATCTCGAGCTCGTGAAGCGCGCGAACCCGTTGTCGACGGTGACGGTTGAGTCGTTGCGGGAGACGCGTGAGGCGCCGGGAATCACGTTGCAGCATTGGTCGCGGATCAACGCGAATGTGCCGACCCGGTCGGCGTCTGCGGCGATCCCGGAGCGGGTGTGGCATGAGGCGGCGACCGCGGAGACGATCCCCGAGGGGGCGGAGGTGTGGCTTGGCGCGGACTTCGGGTGGCAGTGGGACACGACCGCGTTAGTGCCGTTGTGGTGGAAGAGCGACGAGGAGCGTGTGTTGGGGCCGGCGGTGATCCTGGAGCCTCCGCGTGACGGGTCGTCGACCGATCCGAGCGTGGTGCGCGCGGCGATCAGGGATCTGATGGGCCGCTACCGGGTCACGACCGTGGTGATGGATCCCGATCGGGCGCATGACATTGCCGGCTGGCTGTCGGACGAGCTGGAGCTGGATGTGGTGTTTCGGGCGCAGTCGGCGAAGCCTCAGGCGGAGGACTTCGAGCGGTTCATGGCGGCGCTGCGCAACGGTTGGTTGCGGCATGCGGGGGATGAGGGTTTGCGCCGTCACGCGTTGAACGCGGTGGCGCGGCTGTTGCCGGACGGGGGCGCGAAGTTCGCGCGTGTGTCCGAGACGCGGCAGGGCGGCAACCAGGACGCGAGGGTGATCGACGCTCTGGTGGCGGCGGCGATGGTGCACTCCGTTCGCTGTGAGAGGGGCTCGACGGGCCCGTGGGCGGGGTGGTGAGCGGGTGAGGCTCGCGTTCTGGAGACGTGACACGGAGGCGAAGGCCGATGTGAACGACTGGCCGTGGTCGGGGTCGCCGCCGGCGTCGTGGTTGTTCGGGTGGATGCCGATCGACCGGGCGGTCGGGGTGCCGGCGTTGCTCGGGGTGATCCTTCGGGTCGGGCAGGGCGTCGGGATGGTGCCGCAGCTCGTGTACCAGGACGGTGATCTGCGGGAGCGCGCGTACGGGTCGTGGCAGTGGGATCTGCTGCACCGTCGCCCGAGCTCGGAGGCGACTCCGTTCGCGTTCCGCGCCGACGTGGCGACGTCGTTGGCGGCGTCCGGGTACGCGTGCGTGCGGAAGTTCAAGGTGCCGGGCCGGGTCGCGGAGCTGATGGTGCTCGACGCGGACAAGGTCACGCCGCGCCGGATTGGCGGCCGTCTCGTGTTCGAGGACCGGTCTGGTGGCGGCCAGACGGTCGTGCGAACACAGCAGGAGATCATCTATGTGCGCGGCCAGGCGTTGCACGGGGACGTGAAGGGGCTGTCCCCGATCTCAGCGGCCAGGTCGCTGTTCACGAGCGGGATCGCGAGGCTCGCGTTCCAGCAGCAGCACTTGACGACCGGCGGCCGGCCGGACGTGGTGGTGAAGTTCCCGGAGCGGCTGACCGCCCAGCAGGCGAAGGAGTACGGCGAGGACTTCGTGAAGAAGTTCGGGGGGCCGGAGAACGCCGGCAAGGCGTTCCCGCTCGGCGGTGGTGCGGAGCTGGTCACGGTGCCGGTGTCGATGCAGGACGCCCAGTTCGTGGAGTCGGCACAGATGACGGCGCAGGAGATCGCCGGCATCTACGGGGTGCCGAAGTCGTTTCTCGGGCTGGGTGATCAGCCGCCGACCGAGCTGGACTGGCGGTTCTTCGTGACGTTCGCGCTCGGCTGGATCACCACGGCTGTGGATCAGGCGTTCTCCGCGGACGAGGACCTGTTCCCTGCCGGGTCGGGCTTGTTCTGCGAGTCGCTGCCGGACGCGCTGCTGCGGCAGGACGCGAAGACCCGTTACGACTCGTACCGGCTGGCACGGCAGGGAGGTTGGATCAGCGCGAACGAGATTCGTGCCCGTGAGAATCTGCCGCCGGTCGACGGTGGCGACGAGGTCCAGGTGACCCCTGTGGGTGGTGCGGTCAATCCGGCGCTCGCGAAGTTCGACGAGGACGCCCTGCTGGGGGAGCTTCTGGCCCGGATGCGGGACAGCCGCGAGCTCGAGACCACGAGTTAGGAGAGACGAGATGGGATCACAGACCCGGCAGCCGCCGGTGCGTCAGCCTGCGCTCGAGACGAAGGACTTCCCGTTCCAGGTGAAGGCAGACGACGTCACCCCCGAGGGTGTGTTCGAGGGGTACGCGTCCACGTTCGGGAACGTCGACGCCCAGGACGATGTTGTCGAGCCAGGCGCGTTCAAGAAGACGCTGCGGGAGCAGCGCTCGTGGAAGCTGCTGTGGGCGCACGACGCCTACGAGCTGCCGCTCGGCGTCGTGACGGACGCCCGTGAGGACGACCGGGGCCTGTGGGTGAAGGGCGAGCTGAACCTCGACGACGACCGGGCCAGACGCGTCCACTCGCTGATGCTGAAAGGCGTGATCGACGCGATGTCGATTGGCTACAAGACGGTGCGCCAATCGTTCGTTGGCAGCACACGCAAGCTGCTCGAGGTGAAGCTGCGGGAGGTGTCGCTCGTGAACTTCCCGGCGAACGAGCTGGCGCTCGTCACACGCGTGAAGTCCGAGGTGCTGTCGGCCAGCGACATCCGGCGGCTCGACGGGCTGGGCGCCACCCCGATCCTCACCAACGCTTTGCGGCTCGCCGACGTGGCCGCCAAGGATGGTCACAGCCTCACGGCTGCCGACCTGGAGCTCGCCGCGGCGACGGCGACCGCTCTCAAGGCACTCCTCGACGGAGCCGCCGACCAGCACGCAGCGCCGGGCATCGAGCCCACCCTCCGTGCCGTCCTCAAGGAAATGCGAACGATGACGGAGGTGAAGACATGAGCGACGAGCTGAAGGAGCTCGCCGACGACCTGCGGTCGACATGGGAGGAGTTCAAGAAGCAGCACTCCCAGGAGGTCGACGAGGTGAAGAAGCTCGGCGACGCGTCGGGCGAGCAGAAGCAGCTGCTGGATCGGCTGCAGGAGAAGATGGACGCCCAGGAGAAGGCGATCGAGGAGGCACGCAAGCGCGCGGACGACCTCGACGTGCGTCTCCAGAAGGGCGACCTCGACTCGAAGGACGGCAAGTCCGCGGAGGCGAAGGCGTTCGAGGACTGGTGCCGCAAGGGCGAGCACGCGCCGGCGGAGTCGAAGGCGTCGCTGCAGATCGGCGACGACACGGCTGGTGGGTTCCTGGCCCCCGCAGAGTACGTCCGCGAGATCGTCAAGGGCGTCGTGGAGTTCTCCCCGGTGCGCGAGGTGGCTCGGGTCACGGAGACGTCCGCGACGTCGGTGAAGGTGCCGAAGCGCACCGGCACGTTCGCGGCGACGTGGACGGCGTCGGGCGGGTCGAGGTCGGAGACGACGGGCCTGACGTACGGGCTCGACGAGATCCCGACGCACGAGCTGTACGCGCTCGTCGACATCGAGAACCAGCTGCTCGAGGACTCCGCGTTCGACATGGAGGCGGAGCTGACGAGCGAGTTCGCGGAGCAGTTCGGTGTGGCGGAGGGCACAGCGTTCGTGTCCGGCACCGGCGTCGGCCGGCCCGAGGGCCTGCTGAGCTCGTCGCAGCTCGTCGAGGTGCAGACGGCGTCGAACGACGCGTTCGTCGCGAACGACCTGATCGAGCTGTACTTCTCGGTCAAGACGGCGTACGCGCGGAACGGC